TTACTTGCGTCCCCTCAACGGGGATGAACGATTGTGTTAATAGTAACACATTTCAACTATTTAGTCAAGTAATATGTCTTTTTTATTACATCGACCCTACAGAGCAAAAAAATACCCCGATTTTTTGTCGGGATATATGGTAAAAAAAGTTCGATTTTGGTTTAAGAGATAAAAAATTCTGTTCTACCATCTGGTCTTGTAGCAATAGCATTATTATCATAAAAATTTTCCATATCTTTATACCTATCCAACTCATCCACACTAGTAATATTAAACGCTATTGATATTCTCTCATCATCACTTTCATTCATCTCAACCTCATGTTCCAACCATGAAGGAAAATAAATTATCATACCTGGTTGTGGATCTATGGAAACTTCTGGTTGATATCCACAATACTTAGCATCCATCATAGCATCTATTGTACGTGATCTAGGGTCATGAAATATAATACGCCCAGAATCTGATGGAACTTTGAGGTAGTAAACACCAGAAAAAAGTGTAGTTATATCAGTATGATGATGTCTACGATTAAAATCACCCGTTCGATTAAAATTGATCCAATAATGAATATGAGTTTCAGGCACATCCATCACTTCACTCTTAGGTATGTTATCTTTTATTTCTTTAAATAGATCATCACAAATAATACCATCATCTATTGACTCTAAAACGATTGAAACATCAATATCCAACATTCCCATCCATAAAGTGGTTGGAAACAAATCAAAACGATTCATGATGTTAACTTATGTTCCATTGCCTTATACCTATCCAATTCATACTTACTAACAATATTAAATGCTATTGAAATTCTTTCACTATTACCTTGATTATTTTCAACCTCATGCTCTAACCATGAAGGAAAATAAACTACCATACCTGGTTGTGGGTCTACAGTAACTTCTGGTTCGTATTTGTAAAATCTAGAATCTCCCATCGAATTTATTGTAAGTCCTCTAGGATCAAAGAATGTAATACGTCCAGAATCTGGTGGAACCTTAAGATAATATACACCCGATAAAAGTATAACAGTATCAGTATGATGATGCCTATGGTTAAAAGCACCTGGTGGATTAAAATTAGCCCAATAATGTATGTAAGTTTCGGGTACATCCATCCCTTCAGGTCTAGGTATGTTCTCCTTTATTGCTTCAGACAATTCATCACAAACAAATCCATCACCTTTAGCACTCATAGATCTATTATCATGAAGAACTGCTCCTCCATTATTAATCCACTCTGTCAATTTATCTAAAATGATTGTCTCATCAATATCCAACTTACCCATCCATAACTTAGTTGGAAATAAATCAAATGAATGCATAATTACTTTCTCTTTTTCTTTCTGGATGGTGTAGACTGATACCCCCACAACTTAGGACTTATCTTACCATTACCATAATCTATACTTTTCAACCCAGATTTAAACTTATCCCAATACATATCAAAAACCTTTGTCCTTGGACCTCTTGTCAAATCCAAATGTTTATTTTGATTTATTGTATAAGTTATTATAAGAGCATCATTAGGTGCTTGAGTAGTGTTAACGTCTTCTAAAGTACCGTTAGAAACTAAAATCTCACAACAATACTTTTGCTTAGAAGATTCTCTTTCTTCTTTACTCCAAGCATCAAATTTAGGTTGTGGTTTAGGATCCAGTTTCTGTTCTTCTTTTTCTGGTGCTTGTGCTTCACCTACTGGTTTTGTCATGATCTTCTACCTCGTTTATCAATATTCATAGAAATACTTATTCTTTTTCCTTTAGTAGATGGAACTTCATGTTGTAATGTTGATTGCCATATTAAAAGCATACCATTTTGTGGTTGAATTGTCAATGGTTGATTATTATCATTCACTCCATCATTCCTTATACTTTCAAAAATAATAGGAGAAGAATCTAATTCTACATCCACATAATAACAAGCAGAAAAATCAGATCCAAAGTGTGAATGTCTATCTGTATATTCAGAATCTTCATACATTATAGCCCATAAATCAACAACTGTATAAGAAGTTAAATCTGGATTACTATGAAAAAAATCTTGTGAAATATAATCACAAGTAAAAAGTGTTCTATCTACTAATGGTTGAAACTTTAAATTATGTTCATGAGTATCCCATGAACTATGCCATGCTTTTACATTACTGTTATTTGACTCTGGATTATTCTGCCTATGATCTAGTATAACCTGTTTCATATACTGATTAAACTCTACATGATCCTCAAAGATAGTAGAGAAAATAGGCATTGGTTTAGAGACAAACTGTACTTCCAATACACTAGACATTTACATCATGATCTACCACCCCAAGTAATATCTGGATATGCTTCTGATACTATTTCCTTTGTAATCTTATACTTATCAGTCAGTTTTTTATCTTTTATCAGAATTAAAATCTCTGCTTCCAATGGGTGTAATCCAGTAAGAATATTAATAAACATGGTCTCTCTACGAATACCACTTAATCCATCATTACCACCCTTTATAAAGTTATAAAACTTCTGAAATTCTTTTCTAATACTTGCCTTACCTTGATCCTGAGACCCTAAAGAGGTAGTTCTCAGTTCACCCATCTTACTAACAGCATCCTCAATCTTTTCAGATAAGGTTCCTGTAGCTGTTTCATCTTCTAAATTATTAGCATAAGGAACCTCACCTTCAGGTAAGAGAGAAATAACAGTCTCATCAAAGTTCCATATAAAAACTGCCTTTAATGATGGATGAGAATATTTTTGAAGAACTTCTACTTTTAATGCTTTGCTTCTCATCTTAGAAGCAGCATCTAAAACCTCAAATACAAAAGGATTTACTGGTAAATCAGGAACCTTCTGTGCTACTGGTTTCTTAGTTGTTGCTGTTGACTTCTTTCTAGTCGTTGTCGTCTTCTTCTTGGTCGTTGTCATAATTGTTTTCAAATCTAAATGCTACAATTTCATCTGGAACTAGGTTTCCATTACCATCAAACATCTCAGGATGTATTCTAGGAACCTCCTGATAGTTCATCATATATTCTCTGGCAACCCAACCACCAATGACTCCCACTATGAGAAACAATACCGTTAGAAAAGATCCAAATACTAAACTTATTGCTAACATGTCTCGTCCTCCTATTTTAAGTGTGGTAATATGTAATGGTTTGGTTTTCTGTTTACCTCCTGTTAAGATGAATTCAAACCCACGATTAATATCATAATCTGGTTTATTTATACTTACCTTAGACGATTTTCTTTTCCTTAAGAAATTGAACTGTTTCAGTACACCCTCCGATTTTATGTCTTTGTCCCGTGTCATCACAAATTACCTGTGGAAAGGTTGATCCATGACCAAACTCAGCATAAAAATCCTCTCGTGTAAAATCATCCTCTAGATTATACACCACATGACTTAGATTTGTCAACGACATTACTTGTTTTACTTTTTCACAATATGGACAACCACTCTTAGAATAAATCGTAAAATTCATTTCTTATAGTTTTTAAAAAATTATTTAGTATCGATTATAACAGAGTTTTAAAAACCCTGAACAAAAAATGATGATAGTCCCATATCTTTTTGTCTAGCAGATATTAAATCATCAGAAGCTTTTACTGTTGTTATATGTTCTGTACTAACACCAACAGGATTATAATCTGCTGGATAATTCATAGTGATACCCATCCCCAATACCTGATCATGAGTTAAAACTTCTACATTATTAACAGTAAGTTTTTTACCGACAGCAAGGTTTATACCTTCACTAAAATTAAATCGTGAATTGTCAATCTGCCACTTTATAGTCTTATCAACATCACTACCAGCCTTAAGAGTTAATCCTCCACCATCTGCTGTTTGATTAGAAGCACCAGGAGTATCAAACTGTACAAAATCAGATCCATTTCCAGTAAAAGTATTATTAACCTCAACAGTTGTACCAATAATATTTGTAACCCTTGTATCAGCAGGAATAGTAACTGTATTTGGATTTGGTATTGATACAATCATTCCTATAGCAACACCAGAAGTATCAAGTACATTTTCAATTGTATTATTTCCAGCAGTTACATTACCAGAGAAAACACCAGGAAGAACATATCCTATCTCTACATTAGAATCCTTAATTCTAACTTTATTAGAATTTAAGTTTGTTGAATCGCCTTTTACATTTAATGACTTAGCAACATCTAAATTACCACCACTAATATTAACATCACCAGTTATTATACTACTTCCATCAACATGAAACTTTGTAGTAGCAGTTATACCAATACCAACATTGCCACTGATTCTAGCATTACCTAGAACCATTAGATCATCACTATCTGGCAGACCAGTTATGGCATAATATAATCTACCATGACAAATGAAACTTATATTAGATCCATTATCAGATGATCCTACTAAAGTTTGACCTTCTTGTAATTTAAGATCAGTTCTTGTATATGTTTGTCCTGGTTTAATTGTTATATTATATTCAATATATTCTTTAGTATCAAAATCATTTAAAGCTGCATTAGATATACCAATCTTAACCCTACTAATATCAGAACCTAGATTACACATTGAGAGTGTAGTATTTACTCTAGATCCTGAAGGAGCAACAAATATAGCTTTTGGTGTTGTGTTAGTTGAATATATATGATTTAAAATACCAGACTTTATAGGATTTAAATAATCACTAACAGTTTGTCCATAATATAAGAAATTAATATCAGTTTTATCAGATCTTACTACTAAACTTTGACCAGAACCCAAATGTATATCCTGAGTCTCATAAGTTTCTTGATATCTAATGGTTTTATTATATTCAAAATATTTTATATTACTACCGTCTAAATATCCAAGACGAATTGATGCTCTATCTAGATTTTTGCTAGTTATAGATATCTTACCAACTGTCAATTTATCAACAGTTCCAGTGTACCAAGTAGTATTTTGTTTAGTTGGTGGTATAATAGTACCTAAGAGTCCAAAGGCCATTTAAACACACAATAATTTTAAGTATTTATCTATGATTATATTAACAGGTTCAAAAGGATTTATAGGTCAGAACTTTCTCAAGTATCTGATAGAACATTCTGACAAAGAAATAGTTACAGTAGATGAAAAAGATTGTTGGGATTGGATAGCATACTTCAAAGATTGGGATAAAGTATCACTCATATTACATCAAGGAGCGATCTCAGACACGACAGAAACTGATATAGATAAACTCCATAGGATGAACGTTTGGTTCACCATAGAACTCTTTGAGAGGGCAATAGAGCATCAAATAGATGTTAAGTTTGCCTCTTCCGCATCAGTATATGGTAATACAAGAAAGAGTCTATGGGCAACTACACCTAATAAAATATCTCCATTAAATTACTATGCTATTACCAAACTACAAATAGATTATTACATACAGGATAACCTAGATAAGTTCTCATCCATTCAAAGTTTTAGATATTTTAATGTATATGGACAGGGTGAAGATCATAAAGGAGATCAAGCAAGTCCTGTACATAAGTTTACAAAACAAATAAAAGAAACAGGTAAACTAAAACTATTTGAAGGTTCAGGTAAATATCTGAGAGATTTTATTTGGGTTGGAGATATAGTAGAAGTCGTTCTTAATAATGATAAACCATCTGGGATCTATGATCTAGGAACCAGTAACCCAGTTAGTTTCAAAACTGTTGGTGAACTAATAGCATTAAAATATAAAGGAGAAATAGAATACATTCCATTCCCAGAACATCTAAAAGGAAAATATCAATATCTAACTATCGCAGAGAAGGTATGGGA